CAAGTCGCACGACGTCTTCAAGACCAGAACCGGCACCCGTTCATTCGATCTTCGGATCGGCGGGAACTCGTCGACCAATCCCAAGCTGACAATGGAGATGCAGGTCGCGAGTTACGCGCTCACCAGGGGCAGCGACGGCTCACTGACATGGTCGGCGACCCTGAACCTCTCCGATGGCACGGTTCCGACCTGGACGACGGTAGCATAGTGGTTTTGCAGAACATTAACGGGGTCAAGCCGTTCGTCATCCAGCGGCGTCGGGCGATCCTCCAGTTCAGCGATCCCGATTATGAGGGACTCCATGTCGAGACCCGGCTGGACGTCGATCTCAAGACCTTCCTCGACCTCCAAATGCTGGCCGGCAACGCCGACCCAGAACACCTCCGAGCGGCCTTCTGCATGTTCGGGGACGAAATCCTCGAAAACTGGAACCTTGAGGACGAGGACGGCAGGGTACTCACCGCCAACGCGGAGGGGTTTCTGGCCCTGCCGCCGTCTCTGGGGACGGCGATCCTGGGTGCGTGGACTGAGGCCGCAACGACTGCGGGGGAAGCCTCAGCCTCGGCATAGCCCGCTGGAAGTCTGTCCGAGGCGGCACCTATCAGGACGGTACGGCGATCACGAAGCCGATGGAGTTGGAACTGGCCGAGATTCTAGACGGTCTCTGTCAGAGGTATAGCTGTCTGCCGTCCCAGGTTATGGCCGAGGACGTGGGGATACTGCGGATGCTGGCAATCGTAGGCGAGGGCAAGGTCGAGGACGAATCGAGTGGCTAATACTGTCACGATAACGGTCGACGCCGATACAAAAAAGGCCGAAAAGAACGTCAAAGGCATGGGAACGAAGTTCCAGTCTGCGATGAAGGGCGTAGCTGTTGCCGCTGGCGGTCTAACCCTGGCCGCTGGAGCGGCAGCGAAACTCGGCCAGGAGTATCAGGAGGCGACGAATACCATCGCCGCCGGTACTGGTGCGTCCGGCGAACAACTAGAAGGGCTGACGCAGTCGTTTAAGGACGTCTGGGCTACCGTCCCACAGGACGCGGCGGCAGTATCGGCGGCGATAGCCGACATCAATACCGAAATGGGTCTGGAGGGTGAAGCCCTGGAGGATGTAACCAGGGCGTTCCTTGACGTATCACGGGCGATGGGCGAGGAAGCGGGGCCGATGATCAAGGCGGTCGCCGATTCGATGATCGCCTTCGGCGTCCCGGCAGAAAATACCCGCTCTCAATTAGACAAGCTGACTGCGGTCTCTCAGGCCGTCGGTGTCCCGATGACCGCCCTGGCGACCACGATGGTGAACTTCGGGCCGCAATTGCAGACGATGGGCCTGAGTTTGGATGAGGCGACGGCCCTGGTCGGGAACATGGAGGCTGCGGGACTCTCGGCGTCCAAGATGATGCCGGGATTAAATACGGCGGTTCAGAAACTGGCGAAGGAGGGCGTGACTGATATCTCCGCTGGGCTGATGGAGATGATCGCCAGCATCGAGAATGCTGAGACAGAAACCGAGGCACTGGCGATTGCGACCTCCAATTTCGGTGCCGGTGCCGGTGTCCGGTTCAAGGACGCTATCGACAAAGGCGTGTTCTCCCTGGAGGATATGCTGGCGGCGATGGAGAATTCGGAGGGGAAGGTCGCCGAACTCGGAGCGACCACCCTGACAATGTCCGACAAGTTCGACATCCTAAAAAACCGGGTCAAGGGCGCGCTGGCTCCCATCGGCAACCTCGCCACGGCCCTCGGCCCGATGGTGATAATGTTCCCGGCTCTGGTGGCCGGGATTACTGCGCTGGCGTCTACCCAATTCGTCGCCACCGCCGCCACATATGCCCAGGCGACAGCAATGGCGGTTCTGAACGTCGCGATGGGGCCGATTGGGCTGATCATCCTCGGCATCGTTGCGGCGGTGGCAGCTGGTATTTTGATCTTCAAAAACTGGGACAAGATCGTCAAGGTACTCAAGGCGACCTGGGATACGGTATGGGGAGCCATCAAGTCCCTCTTCGACACGGTCATGGGCGCGATTGAGAAGGCCTTCAATTCTAAGCTGGGCTGGCTCCTCCCCGGCGGTGCGCTGATTAAAGGGCTGTTATTGTTGAAGGGCAATTGGGATACGATCTGGAACGGGATGAAAACGACCGTGTCCCTCGTCGTGGATGGGATCAAAGGATACGTCAATCTGCTGATTGCCGCCTTAAACCTGATGATACGAGGGGCTAACAAGATCAGCATCAAGGTTCCGTCGTGGGTTCCTGGGATCGGTGGGAAGGGCTTTTCCCTTAACATCCCAGAGATACCCTCTCTGGCAGCGGGTGGCATCGTCACCAGCCCGACCTTGGCTATGATCGGAGAACGCGGGCCGGAGGCCGTCATCCCATTGGGTCGACGCGGTGCAGGGATCACGGTTAACATCCTGGGGCCGACATACGGGTTCGACGACTTTGAGGCGAGAGTAAGCGAGGCCATCCGAGAGGGAGTCCGGCGGGGTGGCTACGACGGTATCCTGGCGACCGCATAGCATGAGGGGTAACGATGGCTAACGAACTAAAACACGGAACGGTCGGCACGGAACTGACCCAGGCCGAATGGGAGGGGATCGGTACTCATGTCGTCGCGAATCAGGCGGTCGGCGATATAGTTTATGCCGACACTACGGCCCAATTACTCCGGTTGGGTATTGGTAGTGCCAATGACGTCCTCCGAGTAGACGGAGGCAAACCAGACTGGCAGGCGACCAGTTTCATCACCTCGCTCGGCACCATCGCGACAGGGGTCTGGCAGGGTACAGACGTCGGGGTAGCGTATGGCGGTACGGGGGTAAGTACCCTCGCCGCCAATGGCGTTCTGACCGGTAACGGCGCAAGTGCCATTGTGGCCGAAACAAACCTAACATTCGACGGTTCCACGCTGACCGTGAAAACCGGCTTTCTCGATATCCTCCGAGCGGGATACTCCGGCGTCGCCCCCCAGGCGTACAGCACCACCGCCATAGAGGCGGCATTTGTGAATCTTGAACGCTCTAACCACGGCACGATATCCACCCATACTGCTGTCGACAATGCCGACGTGCTGGGCTACGTTTCATATCGTGGCTCAGACGGGGACAGTTTTGAGACCGGGGCGCAGGTGAAAGGGGTGGCTACAGAAACCTGGAGCGGTTCGGCCCGTGGTTCGGAGTTAGTCCTTAGTACCACAGACAATACCACCACCACCCTGGACGCCAGACTTACCATTGCCCACGATGGCACTGTGACCATCGGCGGCGACCTTTCCCTGGGTGGGTCAATCGGTGCGCTGGATGCAACATCAGTGACGGCATCCGCCACGGTCTCAGCAGAACAGCTGACCACCACAGACGACCTGGCCCTGTCTTCCTCCGGCTCCGTGATCGACTGGAACTCTGATGTAACCCTGACCCATAGCACAAACCTCCTGACACTGGCTGGGGGGAATCTGCAAATTGAGGGCGTAGCCGACCCAGCCCTCACAGTTGCCTCTCAGGGGGGAGGAGCCGTCGAGACTGCGCTGCGGTTATATAACCCGCATGGGTCGGGCTATCGCACCAGGATGGACTTCGCAACCGATGCCGGTGGCACGGAGACTGTAACGTCCCGGCTGGAGGTCGGCTCAGTATTCTACTTCGACGTGACTAGCAGCTTCACCAGGGCATTGAGCATCGAATCCGACGGCAACATAGCCGTCAATAACGGGAAGGTTGCAATCGGCGGCCCCACCTCCGACATCGCCACCAATTCCAAGTTGCATATCGTGGCGGGGCATTCGGGGGGACAGATTTCGCAGGGAGATTTCGCCGACAAGGCCGGGGTACTGAGGCAAACTATTCATAAGAAGGATGTAGCGACAGGCTCGGCCCAGAACTGTTTTTATATCCGCACTATTGACGAGACCGGCCTGGCAGACGCAGGGGCGTATATGTGCAGGGTTACTGCGGTCATAAAAACCCCCGGCGAGGCAGATGGCGACCACGATGACGACTGCGGGGCGATGGGCCACACGGCGATATTCGCCGTGAGTCAGGCCAGCAACAGGCAGAACTCTGGCTCCACTGTAATTCAGGAACACACAACCTATGTCGGGGCAGCGGGGGAGGAAATAACCGATGTGGTTCTCACCCTGGAGCCGACAGCAAACGGTACATGTTTGGTCAAGTACAACGTGACGAAGACCGACGCTCCCAACACCTTCGACGCCGACATCATTGTGGAGTTAACCTACACCACGCTTCTATCGCTGCCGATCATAGACATCCTATAGAGGGGGCCTGATGCCTGATCTCATAGTAACCCTGACCGATGCCCAGTGGGCCAGCTACCAGGCCGTGAACGGTGCTGCCTCGCTCGCAGATGTTACGGCGTGGCTCCGCCGCCAACTGACCGCCCATTACGTGCGGCGGCTGGAGGATGCGGACAATAGCACGGCCTCTACTACAGCCACCACGGCGAGGACTACCCGCAATGAAAAGGAAGATGCGTTCAATGCCTGACCAGATCACGGACGCCGACCTCCAGACCCTCCTTCGCGAGAATCCGCTGGCCGCTGAACAACTGCGCCGGATAATGGCCGAACGGCATCGCGAGGAGTTGCGGGCCGAATTGGCTGATCTGCGCGCCCAGGCGAATGGTGTCGGCACCGAGGCCGAGGCAGTCGTCGAGGGTGCCTGATGGCCGGGTCTTATACCGTATTGGTCGACTGGAACAACGATGGGGACTTCACGGATTCTAACGACGATATAACCTCGGACGTCCTGTCGTTAACCTGGGAGCGTGGCCGGGACTATGCCTCCCAACTCACGGGCCGGAGTATCGCCGGTTTGTTGACGGCCACATTGGTCAATACCGGCGGCAAATACTCCCCGTCTAATACCGCTTCCGCGTTGACCGGCCAGATATTCCCCGGTCGATCCGTCAAGCTACAGGCGGGGAGTGGGTCATTCCCCTACACATTCCCGATCGCCTTCAACGACGGTGTCCGGTGGCAGGGGAAACTCGACCGAATCCTCCCGGCTCCGTCGACCCTAGATGTCAAGACCGCGACCCTGACGGCGTTCGGGACGTTAGGTTATCTCAACCAGTTTGAAGTAGACCTCGCCTCCGTTACAGATCGCCGGACGGATGTTGCTATCGGCGACATCCTCGACGACCTCGGCTGGGACGATGCTGGCGACCGCGACCTCGACACGGGGCAGACGACGATCAGTCGGTTCTGGTTGCGGGGGCAGAAGGGGATCGACGCGATGCGTCTTGTCGAGGAGGCCGAGGCCGGATTCGTCAAGGAGTCGAAGTCCGGCCAGATCGCGTTTGAGTCCCGGTTTCATAGGTTAACCGAGACGGCCTCCACGACCTCTCAGGCGACGTTTTCTGATGCATCAGGGGCGACCTATACATATGTGGCAATAGCGCAGACCGACCCGCTGGCGACCATCGTAAATCACGTTGAAGCCACCGCCCGCACGTTCGACACGGCCTCGATAGCAGTCCTCTGGACTCACCCAGAGACCGGTAGCGACTCGCCGACCCTGGCACCCGGCCAGACCAAGATCTTCGTCGCCGAGTTCCCTAACCCAGACGCCGCCAATAACGCGATGGAGGTCAACGCCTGGACGACTCCGGCGGCGACGACGGATGTCTTGGCGAACACGGCATCAGGTGGTGGTGGGACGAACCTGACCGGCGACCTCACCATCGCTGCGACTAAGACCGCCGAGCGCATGGAGATCAGCCTGACGAATTCCCCGACGGGGTCGCTGGCCTATCTGACTAAAATACAGGCGCGAGGGACGGCGGTTACAACTAAGAACCCGTGCATTGTCAGGGCGATTGATGCGACCAGCAAGACGAAATACGGCGAGAGGAAATACGTGGCAAAAACGAAGTTCCTCCCGACGACGTCTCAGGCCCAGGACTGGTGCGATTACCAGCTTGTTCTCTCCGCGTCCCCGACTGACGTTCTAACGATGACGATCCCGGCGGGGCAATCGGCCAATCTGTCCCAGGTTCTTAGTCGCGACATATCAGATCGGATCACGGTCACTGCTACCAACGACGCGAAGCTGGGCATCTCTGCCGATTTCTTCATCGAGTCCGAGGCCCATGTCGTCGCACCGGGCGGGCAGGATCATGTCACGACATGGCAGCTATCGCCCGCCTCCGGCGGCTATAGCCAATTCTGGGTACTGGGGACGGGCGTCCTCGGCACCTCGACAGTACCGGCGTTCTGATATGGCCTGGACAGCACCGAAAAGCTGGACGAGTTCGATGGTCGAGGCCAGTGATCTCAACGCGCATATCAAGGCCAACGAGGATGTGCTGTCGGCCCATGCCCATAGCGGTGCGGCGGGAAACGGCTCTGCGACCCTGTCAGGCGTCTCCCTGTCGGCTTTGACTGGGTTAGTATTAGCATCTCCCGGCGGCAACCCGTCGACGGCTGGGCGGCTCCAGCGTAACGGGAACAACCTTGTATACTACGGGGCCGCGTTGGTCGGCCTGTACGCCGACGGGGTGGCCGGCACGGCGACCCTGCGGACACTGGGGGCTGGGTCGACTCAGGCCGCAGCCGGGAACCATACCCACTGATGGCGATGTCGACTTCTCGGCGATTAACTAGGAGGCACTATGGCCTGGACAACTCCGCGAGACTGGACTGACGACGATGTCGCCGTCCCTAACGGCATTGTCACGGCGGCAATGCTGAATACTGATGTACGGGATAATTTACTGGTGCTGTCGACGCATACTCACACCGGGGCGGCAGGCATGGGCGCGGCGAGTATGTCCGGTCTGACCCTCACCGCCCTGGGGACGCTGACATTCGCCGACGGAGATGACCCAGACGCCGCTGGGGAGTTACAGAGAAACGGAAACGACCTCCTCTGGTACGGGGCGAGTCTGGTCAATCTAACGGCGGCTGATGCGGTGGCAGGGACGGCGTCCCTTCGCAGTCTTAGCACCTCATCGACCACGGCGGCGGCGGGTAATCATACCCATGTCCCGGCCTCTCAGGCGGTCGGCTTGGTAGAGGACGGGTATGAGCCGATCTCCAACGATACCGAGACGACGATTGCGACGCTAACCGCGACACCGGGGGCGGCTGGTCGATCATGGGTCTGTTATGGCAGCTTTAACTTTGCGTCAGGGACTAGCTCAACCTATACGTCCAAACTCAAATTCGGTGCCGAGGTGCTACAGACGAGGACTGGTCTAACGGGGGCTGGGGATGTCGCCGCAGTCACCAGTTTTCTCCTGGCAGGGATTAAAACCTCCCCGGCAGTCTCGGAGACTACGGTTAGTTTTACGGTTACGCGGACGGATGGGTCGGGGACAGTTGGCATAGAAGGCTGCGTGGGCTTCCGGGAGATGTCGGCATGAACCGACCTGACGATATCGAGCGTCTGCATCAGGTCATCGGCGTCCAGATATTGCCTGTCCTCCGTGACCTCCGTGACGGGATACGGTCGCAACTGGTACTCCTCTGGACGCTGATGCTCCTGATCGGCCTGTCGGTCTCAGTCCACGGGCTGATCCTATGGGCGATCCTCGATGATTAGTCGCCTGAGACGCATCGCGTC